TTAGACAGAATCGTAATGCACCGGGCCTGGACCCCAACCTTCTACAATTACCTTAGGAAGAAGTTTCCAGAGAAATACGACGGCATAGGTTATAAGGAAGCATTTTATCAGTGGGCGAACAGCTATCAAGCTGTGTGGCCTTCGTACTTGCGAGAACCAGATTCTGACCAAGTTAAGGTCGATGATACTAAGATGAAGGCTGCTATTTCGATCTACCAGATTTTGGAATTTAGTTTCGACCCGGAGAACAAAGCCCGGTTGATTCAATGGATCTGTGATGCTATTACGAATAATAAGCTTCTGTACTCCAGTCCTCTTGTTCTCGACTACAAGAAGTTGCTGAAACAACTCAGAGACGATGATAAGATGAACAAAGAGCAGAAGCAGGCTGGCATAGATCCTGAGGATGAAGCTCGACCACAGATTCCGAAAGTTAAGATGGCCCGTGCTGATGCTGAGGGTCAAGTAATTCGACTGCTTGGACATTTGAACGATGCCGCTGAGCAGCGAAGTTCGTAGGGCGCTTAGTTATTTGAGAAAGCGATATAAGGTATCAGAGCCAGATCTGGTTGCTTTGGCAAAGAAGCTGCAATCGGGAGAAGAGGAAGAAAGTTGGGAAGATATTACCAGAAAATATCTATTAAATCGTAGGCGACAATATGCGCGACGAAGAAAGGCTTGAGCGATGCCGCTTACGGAGAAGGGCGAGAAGATTAAGCGCGCGATGGCGGCGCAATACGGCCCTGAAAAGGGCGAGCAAGTCTTTTATGCGTCCAAGAACGCGGGGAAAATAACCGGCGTGGATGATACCAAACAAGATGATAATCAGCACATGGGATTCACCTCTGGTGAGGCAGAACCCGTTAAGAAGTTAGTATCGGAGTGCGATGCTCTGTCTTCCCGGCTAGATGCTTTTGAGAAGCGTCGCGCTATGCGTAGGCCCACGGAAGTAAAGCCTCGTACTAAGGATAACATGCAGCCGTCGAATCCGCACCCGAAGGAGGTGCATAGGTGACGGTAGCTGCTGGGATTCTCTTCAAGTCTCCAGAAGGGAAAATCCTACTCTGCCGTCGAACAGACGGTTTGGGGTGGGCGTTCCCAGGAGGTGTACAGAAAGATGGTGAGACCATCGAAGGATGTGCAATCCGCGAGTGCCTTGAAGAGACTGGTTATTTGGCTGGTCACGCCGGGAAGCTTCTTACTCGGCGCATTAGGGATGGTGTGGATTTTACTACTTTTCATTTTGATTGTGACGACGAATTTAAGCCTAAGTTGAACCATGAACATGATGCCTTTGTATGGGTTCATCCTGATTATGCTACCTCGATGCAGCTTCATCCTGGCTGTTTAATCGCTCTGCGCAAGTTGAAAGGTATGCACGAACTAGAATTGGCAGAGGCAATCAGGGATCAGGAACTTGTTTCACCACAATTTATCGAAAATGTCTGTTTAGTAGACATGAGAATTAGTGGAACTGGCTTCAGTTACCGCCCAAAGCTCAATGAATGGGTCTATCGGCGCGACACTATCTACCTCACACCAGAGTTTCTGCGTCGTTGCAGCGGAATTCCGATCATTTTAGAGCATCCCAGCACTCAAATTCTAAATTCCGATGAATTTTCTAAGAGAGTAGTGGGTACGATGTTCCTTCCTTACGTAAAAGGTGATGAAGTTTGGGGAATTGCCAAGATTTATGACAAACGCGCGATTGTTTTGATCAATGCAGCTCAACTTTCTACTTCTCCGAGTGTTGTTTTTAGAGATACGAAGGTAAACTACACGCTGGAGATGGAAGATGGCGGAACTTTGCTTGTTGAGGGCAGTCCTAGTTTTGTGGACCATCTGGCAATCTGTGAAAAGGGTGTTTGGGACAAGGGCGGAGACGCTTCTGGCATCAGAATTGATACCGATACCAGTGATCTGCCCCAACCATCGCTTCCTCCGCAAGGAGAAAATGCTTCGCCAGCACCAGGACAACAGGGAATCCCACCCGGCTTGGTCGGATTGGCCGATGGAATGAGCCAACTAGCCCAAAGACTCGATAAGTTCATATCGAGGCGAGATCTTATGGTTCGCTAGTGCGCGGCGAAATGGCGCATATGTGAAACCCTGTCAACAAGGAGGTTTATCATGGCAGGAACAGCAAGCGTCGACTCTCTGCTCGCCGACGCGATTAGCAAGATGGATGGTCTCGCCAAGCGTATGGACGCTCTCGAGGTGGGCGAGAAGAAGATCATCAAAGGAGACGATGACGATGACGACAAGAAGTCAGACGCCGTTAAGGCCAAATCCGACGATGACGATGACGACGATCGCCGGGACGACGCCGACAAGAAGGGTGATGCGATCACAGCTCCCAAGACTAAAATCTTGGATGATGCTAAGTCGGCATCGAAAGGCGATGCAGCAGTCCCTCCGGCCAAGGTAGCCGGTGATGACGGCGAACTTGAGATCAAGCATGGCAAGGAGAAGTCTGACGCCTTCCCTCCACCCAAGAAGGCCAAAGACGATGCCTTTCCGCCGCCCAAGAAGGGCAAGGAAGAGGAAAAGTGCGACGACGATGACGATGACAAGAAGGCCGACGACGACGATGACGATAAAAAGAAGGATGATGCCGTGAAGGCCGATGCCATCGGTGATCTTCGCCGTCAGATTGCTGACCAGCAGACTCTCATCAACAGGCTTCAGGCTATGATGAAGCCGCGGTCCGACGAGGAGCACGCAGCGTTCGCCGACTCTCAGGCTCGTGCTGATACCGTGTTCGCTGGTTTTGGTGAACGTGCTCCCCGGCCCCTCGAGGGCGAAGGGCTTCTGGACTACCGGAAGCGCCTTGCTACCAAGCTGAAGAAGTACTCCACAATCTGGAAGGGCGTAAAACTCTCCAGCTTGCCGGAGGAGGCCTTTGGCATTGCCGAGACACAAGTGTATGCGGATGCAGTGACCGCTGCTGCCAGCCCTTCGGATCTGGAGGCAGGGGAATTGCGTGCGGTTACGAAGACCGATCCCTCGACCGGAGTGAGGACGATTGTTTTCTATGGAAAAGAATCGTTCGTCAAGGGCATGGGTCGCCCTGGCCGCAGGGTAGCTTCTTTCCGCACCTTGCAGTCGATCTAACCCTCCCCGCCCTCTAAGGAAGGACGCTTGATATGCAGTTGAACCCCTACGTCCAGACCAATGCGGCTGGCATGTTCAACATTGAGTCTGACGGACTCATTGTTGGCACCGCATACCCCGATCCGGCAGCGCGCTTCGCACTGTCGGGCGGTTGGCTCGCTACCACTGAAACCCTCCCCATGTGGGGCGGTATCGCGGTCTCGGAACTTATTCCCACGGAACGAACCACAGCGCCGGCGACCCCGACGCGTCCTGACATTGCGTTGGGCAGCGTGATCGCCCGTGCGACCACTCTGGCGGCTGGTGCTGGAACTTGCACTGGTTTCAGCGTCTTTGATCAGAACTATGCAGCGGTGAATTCACCACAGTCTCCAGTTCCTAGCGTGGACAAGGGTGGCTTGGTGAATTTCTACCGCCTTGGCTCTGGCATCCGGGTTGCTCTGGCGATCGACCCGGCATTGGTCACCCTCGAAGGTGGGTTGATCAACCAGCAGGTATCCTGGGACTTTTCGCTTCAGCGCATTATCGCGTTTGCTACCAATGCACTCGCGGTGAAGATTCTGGCGGTAAAGTCCTCTGGGTGCATGGTTCCGGTGTATAACTCCGGTACCGGGTTCATTACGTGGAACTACAACGGAGCAGCAGCGGTCTGTCTGCTGTAATCTCAACCTGATCAGGCCGGGGCCAACTCTGGCCTAACCCCTAGATAAGGAGTGTCACATGGCTTCGATTGCTCCGGCATTCGTTCAGGTTCATCCTTCCTACATGATGCCTGACACGCTCATGCCATATTCCCAGGCGTCTGGTGCGTTTGAGCTCCTGGCGTCCGGAGCGCCAATGATTCGCTTGGCGGACGGTGATCTCTATGCCTACATCAAGCGCGTCGATCTTCGTACCCGCATGGCCGCTGGTCAATCGGCCTACAATCAGTTGCCGGGTGTGAACTTTGCCCTCTCGCAAATCAGTGCGCCTACTTATCTCCTCAGGGTGCGTGCTGAGTATGACCACCACGATACGGCGGCCATGGCGCGATGGGGCCTTTCCATCGTGGACGCTCACCGTCTGGGTATGCGGCAGGCCACGTTCCAGCTTATCCGGAACGCTCTGCTGTATGGCTTCAATCCGGCAAACGGCGAGGGTCTCGTCAACGCTTCTGGCGCGACAGCCATCAACCTCCCGGCAGATAGCGCGGGCAACACGACCGTGGTCACCTACGACAACGGCCAGATGGCGTTCTTCCTGATCTCTCAGATTAGCGCCATTAAGACCCGGACCAATCAGCTTGGTATCGGGCGCAAGTTCGTATTCGTGGGGCCGCAACGGACCCTCGGTGCGATGGAATATCAGAATATCGTTCAGCTCACAAGCTACCAGCGCGTCGGTGCCGGTTCGCAATCCACAGCCGGGGTGATCAAAGACGTGCTTGAGATGAACGATGATGATATTGTCTGGGCGTATGACGACACTCTGATCGGCAAGGGCGCAGGAGGCAACGACGCTGTCATCATCGTCATGCCGGAGGTTGAACAGCCCAAGGGCACCCGGATCAACACGAACGAGTTTGCAAAGTTGACTCCGTCGCTCGAAGCCTGTACTCTCCAGCTTTGTGACATGGCGGCCCCGAAGGAGATTCCAGTGCCACTCGCCGGCGGAGCTATCGACGTGTTGGCAGAGTTGCGAACCACTTCGGGATGGGCGGTTCGCCCTGAGGCTGTCACGATCGTATCGATGCAGTATCAGTAACTTCAGTGCGGTACTAAGGGACCTGCCCTGGCGGGTCCCTATTTTTGGTGGGAGAAAGCTATGCCTGAGCTCTTTATCGGAAATGTCTCGAAACAGATCTTCCAGTTTGCTTACCGCTCTCTCGAGCGGCAAGGCGTTATCGTGCAAACTATTCCAATCGGTGGGCAAATCCGGGTCTCGCCGAATGGGTCCAGAACAGACCTCACTACGCCAGAGATTGATGCTATCGTTGACCAGCATCGAATGTATGGCATGGTGCCAATCGAAGAGATAGACCATACCAAAGATCCGTTTAGTGGTTTGGTCTATTCCATCGGTAAGTCTATGTCGGCGGAAAAACTTCTCAAGGCTATGCGTAAGAAGGAAGAAGCCTTGAAACAATTTGGGCAAAAGATGCGCCAGGAGGCTGCACTTGCCGTGAACTCGCAAATCGAGGAGCAAATCGGTGCTCCGTTGCGCAATCTAGAAATGAGCTTTGCTGAAGAAGAACCTCGTGGTGGCTATGGCGATGATGCTGACCACTTGGCCGAGGGCGTTAGAGTGACAAGAAGCGAGGGCAATCCCGCAGCAGGTCGGCGTAGATGAATCAGGTTGCGGTAACTCCCAAAGACTATACGACTATCCCGCCAGGGGGTCCGACGTATGAAGGATTCGTGGCGTGGGTGACCGCTGTCATGGGAGTTCCCACCGGCAATATGCCGGATGACTCTACGCTCCAGGTTGCGTATAATGAAGCTCTGAATCTCGCATACTTGGGGCTGGCATCGATCCCTAGTGTTTCTTCTACGATGTCCATCTATGCGATGGCTGTATACAATCTTGGTGGACATATTCTGGTTGAGATTGCCCAGGATGCTCAGAACCAGAACTTTTGGTCAAACCTCCGCAATCAGTTTCAGATCAATTCAATGTTGCCGGGGTTCATAACGCAAGCCCATGACCAGGGTACTGGTGAAGGGATGTACATCATTAAGCAGTTGGAAGGCATGACTTTGTTTGGCCTTCAACTTATGAAGACTCCATGGGGTCGGTGGTATTTGATGATTGCTGGTCAGTGGGGCACCATCTGGGGGCTCACGATATGAGGCTCCAGCTAGGTTTTGAGGCTTATTCGTATGCTGGTAAGTTCTCATTTTCTTCGCCGATACCTGCTTCTACTAAGAAGCGAGTTGCCGCAAAATTATCTCAGGTTCAACAGGCTTATGGGGGAGGACTTACTACTGCTGACGTTGCTAACCAGATTGAATCTAAGTATCAACTGGTAGAAACCTTTTACAAGTT